AATGTACTTCGACTATTGTTGGGGTTGTGGTTAGACCATTGCCAGTGATGTTGTTGGACACATTAAACGAACACACATTCGAGCTTGTGTTGCATCCTGTTACCGTAACAATCATTCGATTGGTGAAGGCGTCGCTTGGATTGGTTCGATATGGCCATTGCAGCAAAAATCTATCGCCATTTTCAAACAAGTGATTTTTGCTGCCAGCATCTCCTGCATCTTTAAATTCAATATATCCGGTGTTGCCTGCACCGGTTATTTGAACCATAATATAATATTGATCGTTAATTATGCTTTCGAGCTGACCCCAACTGGTTTCGGTGCTGCGTCCGCGCGCGAGAGCATCGCCGTTGCACAGTCGCCAGTTGGCGGGAATTTGATATTGATTTCCAGCATACGGAACAATCGATCCTATCGGACTCATCAAACTCGTGCCAAGATTGTTGGACACTATCGATGGTATGACTATTGCTTCGTTGGCAGTCAATCCAATCGCAATCGGATTAACAAAATGTGTTGCATCGGTAGGCTTGGATTGTGTTAATCCACCGCTTGTGGTCGGACTAACATACAACACTGCTCCCGAGCCAGCAAAAGTGGTGTATGCAGCATTTAAACTGATTTTTCCGCTGAGCACCAAAACAAAGCTGTTGATCGTTGGCGCACTTTCAACGATACCAACAGCATTTGTTTGTGTTGAACTTGATGCATTTGCTTTTGCGTACACACCGCTGGTGGTGCGATACACAACATCTCCGGGAGCAAATCCATGTGATGTTTGAGATACAACGATTCGACACGACTGACCGTCGCCGGTACCGCCACTTGCTCCACCACTGATTGACAGTCCGCTTAATACTACGTCTAGTGCGCTAAATGCCATCTATTGTTCCTTACTCTTCGCCTTTCAAAAGTGAGTCGATCGCAAACTTGTGATTGGCTTCGATGCGTTGAAGTTGATCTTCGGGAAATTTCTTTTCGGCAAGCAAGCGATCGCCAACGAGTTTGGCTTCGCGGTAGTGACCGGTCCAATATGCCGCAATACTAAATTCATCCATGATGCTCCATTCGTAAATCGGCTGACTCAAGAACAGCGCACCTTCGGGCATCTGCAATTTCATTGCTTGCTTGGCAAAAATATATGCTTGATCAAATCGACAGTTCATTCGGCAAAGACGCGCCGCAGCCCACAGCGATTCGGCTCGCCAAGGATTCACTTGATATGCTTGGAAATACATCTTGATGATTTCGTCGAGCGGATGATTCAAAATTTCCTTGATGCGTCCCACTTGGAACAAGCTGTAGAAAACTTCTTCGGTCCAACCGCCAAGTTCGGCGCGCTTGAGATACGCGTCGTGAGCTTTTTGCCACTGCTGACTGTCGCGATAGCTTTGGGCCATATAGAAGTGATAGCGATTAAAGTCTTTTTCGTCGACCGGACCTTTGAGTGCCGTTTCGAGCGTTTCGGCATCTTTGGCATACTTGTCGGGAGTTTTGCTGCGAGCGCCGTCTTGAATGGGTCGATTCAAAATACCGCGAGCAAAATCGCGAGTTTCAATCGGATCGTGACAATCCACATATTCGTGAAGAACGCCGCGATAATAAAACTTTTTGCGATTGGCAGTCAATTGCGGACGGTGATACTTGATGCCGCCATAGAAAGCAAAAACATTGTAAAGATCGGCAGTGAGATTGTTCTTGAATGCTTCGGGATCAAAATTGCCGTCATATTCCATGATCTCGTCGGCATCAATCATGATGGTATAGTCGCCACACGGACGAGCGGCTTCAAGTGCTTCGCTGCGACTTTCGCCGAATCCCTTCCATGTGCTTTGAACCAACTTGCCTTCGATACCAACATTTTCAAAAAACTTGGTGATTTTTTCTTGAGTGCCATCGGTACTGCCGGTGTCGACAATACACCAAGTATCTACCAACGGCAACATCGAAGCCAAGCAACGCTCGATCACGTGCGCTTCGTTTTTGACAATCATCGAAAGTACAAGTTTATTCTTAACCATTATATTCCTTTCATATTAAAGCGATACGTTGTTATTTATCAATTTTTCGAGCATCGATTTTATATCACCAAGACTCTTTTCCAATTTTTCAATTTTGCAGTTCATTTCACCGATGCGCGATATATTTGCTTCTCTTTTTTGAGATTCAATATGTGCGCGCTTTTGATCCAAACTGGTTGCGAGTATTGCATTGCTGCTGGTGTCGCGCACCAATCCCGGTTCGTTTTCTACTTTTAATAATTTAGGTGTTATTTTCACGTTGCAATCACCTTCAAATCTTTGAATGCTGGAACCACAGTGTTAGTATAATCGCCGTACATCACAACCTTGATTTGGAAACTGCGGAATTCCGACTGACCGGTGATACCCGAAGTGCGAACCGTTCCAGTGCCACCGCGCGTGAACCGCAAGTCTACATAATCATCTTCGCCAACCGAAAGATATTGTGAATTTGCGCCATAGAAAATTTCATAATTCGGATGAATTGTCATTTTCTCGTACGGCAAATCTTCAAACCGCGTGTTGTCGGTTTTTGATTGCGATTTCATATACACGTCGAATTCGCTGCCTTTGGGTAGACGTGCCGTCAAATACACATCCACGTTGTCCGACTCGAATCCATCTTGCAGATTGATTCTGCGACTCAAATAGCGCATCACCGACGCAGATCCGTTGGCGATACCCGCCACCGACGGCAATTGTTCGTATGCGGTTTGTGTCACACTATCGTTGAACGTGTTTACCAGATTCTGAACATACAAACCACTTACACGCTGCAAATCCAAAGCTGGGCTAACATCGTTGCTGGATGTGCTGAGCGACAACCTTGCGGTCATAGTGTCTTCGGCTGCATTTTTGATGGATTTTTTGGTTGCAAATGTCAAATTTTCGTTGCTGAGAATAGGAATTTGTGATCCATCAACTTCAAATTCAATGGTACTGCCGATTGATGTGGATGGTGGATTGATGTGTGTTGCGTTGAGGCGGAAAATGTTTGCGCCGTTAGTTACGCCCGCTACGCTGGTATCAAAATCGGTTTCAACATATTTGAATGTGAGTGTTCCACCCGAAGTATCAAATACACACTTGTTGATGTCGAACTTGAGATCGAGTGCTTGTTCGGCTGTCCAAGTGCTTGAGTTTTGCGATTTGAAGAACGAGCCACCATACGGTTGCGAAGTGATAATTTCTTGCGAAACTGCGTCGGGTTGACCCACTTCGCTTACCCAAACTTCATATTCATTGCTGTTGCTCAAAAGAACCATAGCATATTCTCCGGGCTGCACATACACCGGATTTTCGAACGTGAATGTTGTGGCTGCGCTGCCGTTATCGGATGTGTTGACATCTGCCGGAAGCAAATTGACTTCCGAGAAAGGAATGATGTTCGAAGAACTTGGATATCCGTTGACTGCGGGACGCAATTGCAGAGTGATCGGAAGATTTGCTGCTTTTGTCTTGAAGTAGATGTTGATACTCTTCACGAAAATTCCGGCTGGATGTGCAACAGGATCCACCAAAAATGTTTGTGCAACAGGATCCACATAACGCACCGTATTTTCGGTTATTGTGTTGTTGAATACTCGATCTTCGGTGACACTTTCACGACGGATGTTGATGTTTCGAGTCGATACAACTGTTCCTTCTTCGGTGCGAATCAAGCCTTGCGCTCGGAAAACTTGTTCGGCAGAAGTGGTGCAGTCGGTCAAACTGTTGGTGTTGCTGTCAATCAATCGCAACAATCTTTCGCCGGTACGGAAAACACCCGACGGCAAATTGAACACGATGTTGGTGTTGTATCCGGCTCGACCAGCCGAATCGGTGATGATTGCGGCACCCGTAACACCACCTACTGAGAAATATTCGGTTGCGTTGGTACCATCAAAGAATGGATACACGCGAACGTTGGGGCGCATACCATCTGCTTTTACGGCTATTGTCGCGGCTCGCATGAACGGTACGATGCTCACATCAACAATGCGATTGCCGACGTTACGAGTAACTGTTTCGGGGCGCAAGAACAGTCGGGTTCCCGAACGTGTTTGTGCGGTTTCTTGAGTTGCCAGACGCGAACTGGTGACTCGCTGCATCAAATCAACACGTGGGGTGTTGGGATTATCAACGCTGTGCGGCAGCGACCGTTCGGTTTCGCGCCACGGACTGATAGCCACTGGCGCTCCGGTCCACGTCGTTTCCCAATTGTTCCATACGGTTCCAAAATCGACATCTTCGAGATCGCCAATGCCGTCGTTTTGACCATCGATATTAACCACAATGTCAGGATTGGTGCGAACGTCTACCCAGTCGTCGGACGATGGTGTCAAATTTAAACTACCATTAAAATTAGTGACATCAAATGGATTTACATTTACGGCTTTTGATCCAAATTTTTGCTGAACGAAAGTTTGTGTTGTGTAGTTGCACAGCGCAAGTCCGTTGGTTGCAAAAGTCAGCCCCGAAGGAACCGAACCAGTGAGCGAGAAATCAGCATACTTGGTGATGAATCGCGGACGCACTTCTTGTCGTACCGGATCGACTGCACACGAATGATCGCGGTTTGTGTAATCCGAATTGGTGCGCGAAACAAAGCTGTCCACAAAAATACCGTTTTTAAATTTATTCAAACCATTTGCGTCTCGTATTTCAAGTGATTTGGCATCTTTTTCTTGCAAGCTGAGTGTGGTGTAGTATTCGAGACGATCGATGCGTTTTTCGAGTGTGCCGATATCGCGCATTGTATAACGACGATTTTTGGTCAAGAATTTTGTGGTATCAACAAAACTCTTGGTGTATGGATGGAACGTAACAGTTCCGATCGTCATAGCATCTTCAATATCTTGTGGAGCAGGTGCTTGATCGTTGCCGATGATTCCGGCTATCAAACGAAATTCGCGATCGCGAGTCAACACAATTTTGTCGGTACGTGGTTGATAGTAATCCCAAGCCATTTCAAAAGAACTACTCATCAATTTGCATCCGCCGGTTGCACCATAATCAAAAGGCGACGATGTTATGGTAAATGCTGATGGCGTGATGCGATCGGGTCGAGCATCCAAGCAACCCGACAGCGATACAGTTTTGCCGTAGCCGCTCTGGAAATTGTAGACTGGAATTTCTTTGTATGCTGCTCCGGTTCCACCGGCATTGAGACCCAACGATGCTGGATTGCCGTAAGAGCTGATCAAAAACGGAGCCGATGATACGGCACGATCATATCGTTTGTATGTGACGCTAACGCCCGTTACTCCTGCACCAAAATATTGTTTCTTCAGAACAATACGCGACCAATCGTAAATATCATCGCGTTGACCATTATCAAGCGAAAAGTAATCATTCATTGCAAAGCTAGATCCGCCGGTGTTTCCGGTAATCGACAAAATTTTGTACACATCCACCTTACCGTTGATGTATGCAAATTTTTCGTACGAATTTTCAGTCATCGAGACTGAAGCAGTCTCTGTTACCGAAGTTTTGGTGCGAGCAAATGGGGTTCCTGCATTCGGAGAAACTTCAATATTAACAAATACGGTGGCAGTTACACTAGAACCTGCAGTTATAGTGAAACTTTGTTCGGTAAACGAGCCAATTCCGATAGCAACTGGTGCGCCAGTTGGACTGAATGCTTTGACTTCAGCAGCACTGTTAAAATCCATCCAATCACCAACTGCAAATTCGCTACCCGCATCAAAGTCGGTTACGTTGACAGTAGTAGGCGAAGTGCTCAGAGAAAACACGTTGGATCGCTGAATGTTGATTTCGTGACCGTTTATTTGACGCACTGCATAGCTTGAAACATCGTTCGACAACGGAAACAACAAACTGTTGTAACCGGCGTTTGATACATCAAGCGTGTCGTTTTGAAATTTAAACAAATGCTGATCGTTTGCAGTGTATCCCGGATAAAACAATCGTTTGGCAGCACCCGACGTTATACCATTGTCGAGACGCAAATCATACAAATGAACTTGCGATGAATTTTCAATTGCATCGTATTTACCAATTCTGACCGTGCCAACTTTGTTGAATGCTCCGCTGGTTCCGCTGCTAATGTAAAACAATGGCGAACCGTTCCAATCAACTTTATCAAAAATATTTGCGGTGAGCGATGAATTGCTGGAAATATTAACTGTGTTGCCGATCACAAACGGTATTTGTTGTAGGTCGTAGGCTGCAATAGTGCGAATGGTTCGTGCTTTATCGGCAGTCAATGTTTTGCTGCCATAATTTACAAATTCGTATCCAAATACATATGCTTTGCCTTTGCCGACGCGTATTTTTAGTTGACCTTCGTTTGCATCGCCGGTGATTTCTTCAACATCCACCGGAAAATCGTCCAAGGTGTAGTTGCCCGATTCGTCGTAGGTTCGACGAGCCAATGTGTCGGCTAGAACATTATATTCGGGATAGTTGGTTTTGTAAGTTGCTTCGCCGTCTTGGAATGTCACCAGTGTATAGTCGGCAGTAGCCGACAACGGCACATGATTGAGAGTCAAATCGATGCGATAGCGATCGGCACCCGGAGCCGCATAGTTGTAGGATCCAAATGCAGGATCGTTGAGTGATGCATCATCGGTTGCTGTTACAATAGTGTTGGTTACATCAAATTTTACCACCGAATCCAACTCGTTAAATTTGCGATACGCTGTGGCACCTGTGCCAAAAGTATTGTATGAAGTAACTTTTTGGCTGTCGTGATTTACAAAATAACCTTTGATGTATCGTTCGCCAGCATCAACACCAACAACACTAGCATCACCAAATGCAGGCAACGAATTGGGTGCACCCGAATATGCATTGTATGTGGATGTTCCGCCCGTTACAGTTGCACTTATCGTAACACCGTTGTATACGGCAGTTACAGTATCGCCAATATCAAATCCTGTTGCTCCCGCCAAATATTGGCTAAAAAACAACAAAGAACTGTCGTCTTTGCTGGAACCACTCAGCGAACCCATCGTGTTTATCACGCGAATGGTGTTTTTACCCGATACTGTTGCAGTCAAACCGTCGAAATTGCTTATTGCTATTCCAGCATATCCGGTAAGACCTGAAATTCTAACAAATTGAGCATCATTTACAACAACTTGACTTTCGCTGACGATACTGCCGTCTTTGAATATATGATCACCAAAACGTTGAATTTGTTTTTGCAGTATCGTTTGCGATTGTGTGAGTTCGCGAGCTTGAACGGCATATCCCGGCTTGTAAACCACACGAAGAAACTTCTTGTTGTCGTCGTAGTCGTCGTAGTATGGATCTACATTGAAAACTTCAGGATCGTAAGCCATCTATGTCTCCCTTAAAACTCTACAATCAGCTTAAACTCTTCGCGTTGCTCGGGCATTCGTTCTACCGGACGTATGTTTTGAACATGCAACATTGTTCCGGTGTGATATTTCAGCTCTGGTTCGGATATTATTTCGGTTATAGTCGCACCGGTAGTGCCGCTATTAGTATATATTAAGTTTTGTGAAACCGCAAAATTTCCTCGAATCGGCAAAACTCTCAAATTACCGGTAGTGGAACCGGTTGCGGGTGTCCAATCCATCACATAACCCGAAGCGACAGCGTTTGATGCCACAACATCTTTTTCGAACGATTCGTCGTCAAAATTTTTAACACCATCGTAACTCAATTTGAGACGAATTGTTTGATCGTAAACAGTTTGTGCCGGTTCTTCGGTTTCACCAATTTCGATGATCTTTCCAATTGGTCCGGTAATGCCTGTATAATCATTTTTGATTTGAAATACATATTCGTTTACGGCAAAATTACCGTTACCCGGCTCCAAATACAAATTTCCAACCGTATTGGTGCCAATTTCAGGCTGCCATTTGTAAATTTTGCCGTTGGAATATGTTGCAGACACATTATCGCCGGTGTTGTTGCCCGCAACTGCAATGTAATTGGGCGTAAAATCGTATCCGGACGGATCAAATGTGGATGTAGCTACCGGCACCAGCTTCAAACGCTTGAGCAGTCGTTTTTCGGTACCAGCAACCGTTTTCTGGGAAATGGCAACAATTTCTTGAGCCGTGATGCCATTTACAAATCCACCAAGCGCAAAATCTCCGCCGGTTATGTCGGTCAAGATCAGTTCGCTGGTGCCGGTTGTTCCGCTTCTTCCGTTTCGCCATGCAACAAC